CCTTTGGTTGCGTTTACCTGTTTACAATGGGCCGCGCTGCGCCGTCCGGCCAGCACTAAATTGTCGCATGAGTTCAGGTGACTTCAACAGAAGTCCTACTTGATCTTAATTGAGTGAGTGTATGTGACTGAGCACATACACATGGATTCATCTTTGTCAATCCGCGTCCATCCATCCATCCATCTAAAAAAGTGGCCCATCCGGAGATGGGCCACCGATTGGTTAGGCTGGTATGACGTAGAGCTCTACGACAGCGTTGCCCCAAGTTGCCTTGGCCGACGGCGACTGTCCACCGTTGAGGGCGTCCAGAAGCGCGTGGAATTTGCGCGCCTTGATTGACTTGTGCGCCAAATCAACATCGGTCAGCGTGGTGGGCGTTTTGCCAGAATTGATCAACTGCCAGACCACTTTGCCGCGCAAAGTATCTTTACGCGCCCCGTCGGGCGTGTACAGAACTCGCTTGCTTTCAAAGGCAAACGGTAACTCAGCCTTGGGGTCAATTGAAGCAATAGGGCGAACTCCCACATTATTAGGGTTGCCGCCAGCGTGCTCTTGGACAAACCTGTTAATGTCGTCAACCGTTACACCCTCAACCTTGCGGTCATCAGGAAGGTCGTTAATACCACGAAACAGGACTTCTGCCACTTGGGTCTTTTTCTTGGCTTGTGCCATTGTGAGCTCCTTTCTACGAGCTTAGATGTCCAGCACCATTGCTGGTATGTTTAGAATAGCAAGTTAGCCCTCATCTGTAAACCCCTAAATTGTCATTGTTATTCGCAATGACAACGGGGATGACTTCACATGATTTCAGGTGATTTCACCGGAGCTCATAGACGAACTCGTAAGAAGTCGTAGGACCTCGGCCCATCCATCATGGTCCATCGGCATCTCCATCCGTCCATCCCACACCGGATCGTCGTCCATCAATCTCTGAGATAGGTATCGTCCATCCATAAATAAGAGCGACGAGGACGAAGGATGATGAACCAAGTTCCAAACTAATCCACCAACCTGAGTTCTTTTGGTCTGCCAAGCAATCTGATGAGGTCGGTACTCAGGGAACTTCTTGTCAGACTTTGTCGTAAGAACCTTGAGCTCAACCCAAAAGTCAATCCCCTCATAGCATCCGTTCAGGTCCGGCACTCCAGGAGTAGCCCATGACTCCACCCTAGTCCAGTGGACAGGTAGCTGTCGTGTTCCTTCACGTATCGCTTTCCAAAGTTTGGACTCAGGTTTCTTCTGCACGAGGGTGGACTTCTAGCTCTTCATAATCCGCTTCAATCG